TCATGCCAATGCCTCCTCGGGCTGGGCCGCGCCGGCTGGCTGCAGTTCCAGCACCAGCCGCTCGATGCCGTTGGCGCGCAGTCGCACCTCGAGGTCATTGGGAGACACGATCACCTTCTCCACCAGCAGCTTGACGATCCGGGTTTGCTCCGCTGGGAACAGTTGATCCCAAATCGCGTCGAGTCGGGTCATGGCCACGGTGATCTTGGCCTCGTCCAGCGTTGGGTCGAGCTTGATCGCCTGTGGCAGCATGTCGCCGAGTAGATTCGGGGCACGCAGGATTGCGCGCAGTTGGTCGAGCACGGCCGATTCGAGTTCCGCCGCCGGCAGTCGCGGCAGGCCCGAGGCGCCCGCGTGCTCCTTGGCGTCCCGCTGTGGCACGTAGTACCGGTAGCGACGGCCATTCTTCTTGGTCGTGTGCCACGGCGACAGTGCCCGGCCATCGTTGCCGAACACGATGCCCTTGAGCAGATACGCCACGGTTGCCCGTGTCGCGTTGCCTCGCACCCGGCCATTGGTGGTCAGGATCGCGTGGACGCTATCCCACAGTTCGCGGCTGATGATGGGCGGGTGCTCCGCCTGGTACCACTGGTCCTTGTGCCGCAACTCGCCAAGGTAGGTCCGGTTGCTGAGGAGCTTGTAGATGTGGCCCTTGTCGATCGGTCTGCCCTCGCGGGTCTTGCCGTCTTGCGTGGTCCACGCCTTCGACGTCACGCCATCCAGTTTCAGCTCCTTGACCAGCGCCGTACTGGAGCCGAGTTCAACGAAGCGCTGGAATATGTGCCGGATCAGTTTGGCCTCGCGTTCGTTGGGCACCAGTCGGCGGTTCTCGACGTCGTAGCCCAGTGGTGGCACGCCGCCCATCCACATGCCCTTGCGCTTGCTGGCTGCGATCTTGTCGCGGATGCGTTCGCCGGTGACCTCGCGCTCGAACTGGGCGAAGGACAGCAGGATGTTCAGCATCAAGCGGCCCATCGAGGTCGTCGTGTTGAATTGCTGGGTGACCGACACGAACGACACGCCATAGCGTTCGAACACTTCGACCATCTTGGAGAAGTCAGCCAAGCTGCGCGTTAGGCGGTCGATCTTGTAGATGACAACCACATCGATCTTGCCGGCCTCGATGTCCGCCATCATGCGGCGCAGCGCCGGACGTTCCATGTTGCCACCGGAGAAGGCCGGATCGTCGTAGTCGTCGGCTACTGGAATCCAGCCCTCGGCGCGCTGGCTGGCGACGTAGGCGTGACCGGCGTCGCGCTGGGCATCGATGGAGTTGTATTCCTGGTCGAGTCCTTCGTCGGTGGACTTGCGCGTATAGACCGCGCAGCGCATTCGGCGCTTCAAGACTTCGCTCATCGTCCACCTCGCTTCTTGGTGGACGGCTTGGTCTTCGCATTGGATGGCGGCCTGAGCCCAAAGAACAGGGGCCCGGACCAGCGCATGCCAGTGATCTCGCGGGCGATCATCGAAAGGCTGGGGTACATCCGGCCTTCAAAGTCGTACTGGCCATCGGCGGTCGCGATCACGCGGTGTTCGACACCTTTGTATTCCCGGACCAGCACCGTGCCGGCGGCCGGACGGTAATCGCGGTCGCGCTTTTTCACCTTGCCGGTTTCCACCAGGGATTCGATGCGGCGCTGATTGCGATCCAGCAGGTTGGCATCGACCTTGCGGAACTCCAGCTCTTGCAACCGGTAGGCAATCCGGCGTTCGAGGAACTGACGGTTGTGGGTGGGCGTGTCGCCGCCGACCAATTTCTGCCAGAGAGCCCGGATCTCTGCCATGGGCAACTCGGGCAACCTGGCGATTTGTGCTGCCACCGATGGCGGCGTTGAAAGTGACGTGTTCATTTGGACTCCGTAGTTGTCTTGATGACGGGGTCTGAATGAACGCGCTGGTTGCCAGATAAGCCAAGCTCAAACTCGCTCGCTTCGGCGATGTGTGCGGACTGTTCTGCACCGCTGATACGCAGACGTGCCAGGCCGTTGGCCAGCAGTGACGCGATTTCGTGGCGACGCTGCTCCGGCGTCATCCGCTCGGGCGGTAGATGGTTGATTTGATGCATGGGTAGCGGTCCTTTCCGTCAAACTCACATGCAGTGAAATTGTCCGGATGGACTGCCGCCGACACCATGAGGGAGTTTCGGATGCGTGCGGGCTGGTGCGGGTTGGCGCGAAAACTGAAGCGCGGTAACGCCTACTTTCTAACCGGATACTGGCCGTTGCGGATGAACCGGTCGTAGGTGTCTTCCTCCGGCTCCTCGTCGTCGTGTCGCGCTCCCTGCCACTCGGCTTCAGGCAGCAGTAGCAAGGTCAGGGTGTAGTCGTATTGGCCTGCAACCCTGATCATTTCATTGACCTGCATGCTCTCCGGTTCGCGTGGAAACCATAGCTGCGCCCGAGCTGTCTGCTGCTGGCTGCCAGCCCAGCCGTTATCGCTGTGCGCCAGCGCATCACCCGGCAGTTCGATGGTGTTTCTGCGGGTCGCAAAGTAGGCGCCAGACTTCAGCGCCGCCTTGTTCGACTTGGCCCACAGCATGTGATCGTCGCGACTGGCCACGAGCACCGCTCGTTTGGGTGCAATCTCGGTCCAGCGCAAGGCGGCGGCCGTGAGCGATACACCATAGCGGTCTGCGCAGTGGCCCAGCAGATCGAAGCTGATCGGCTGGCCGTCGACTTGGCGCCGGAAGTCGTCCAGCGGCATCAGCAGGGTCGAAGCAAACAAGTCCGCCTCTGCCTCGATGTCGCGCTCGTTGTTGTCGCCCGTTTCGATGTCACCGTCGCCGCACTGAAAACTATCCTGCTGGTGACGGTGCAGGATGTAGTGACCGAACTCATGCGCAATCGTGAAGCGCTTGCGACCCTCCGACGGGGTGGCGCTGTTGTAGAGGATCAGCCACTTCGATCTCGCCTTGTTGGCTCTTAGCAAACCATCGAATCCGTCCATGGCCTCGCCATGGACCATGTCGATCGGTGAGTCTGCAAAGCACTGGCGGGAATACTCCAGCGCCAGCTCGTCAACCTTGACCGGAAAGCGATCCGCACCGAGAACCGTGTTGAGCATGGACGAGATGCGGTTGGCCTCGGCCATGGGCTTCTTCGCGTCCGTCATTCATCTTCCCAGGCATCGATGATCTTGCGGATCTTCTTCTTGTCCGGCTCCGACATGGTTTTGTATTTGCGGAAGAAGGCCTCATCGAGCACTTGCTCGTCCGGCGTGGCGGCCGACTCGGTCAACAGGAACTCCGTGGTGACATCGAGGACGGCGGCGATCTTGCCGATCTTGTCGGCCGATGGTTTCGGATCGTCCTTGTTCTCCAGCTCCCAGATGTAGCTCTTGCTGGAGTCCGTCAGCTCGGCCAACTGCTCCAGGCTGAGCTTCTTCTGCTTCCGCAATGCGCGGATCTTGTCCCCCAGGGGCGATGGCACCGTTATCTCCTCATGTGTTCGCGTCAGGCCGAAAATAATACCACTATGCCGAACGAATTCGTACCTGCTTGACAAACCCCTAACCGCTCCGAGACAATCACAATCGTTCGGTACACCGAACGTCATCGGTCTGCACACCCCACTCAGGAAAAGGGGCCGTCGGGGCTGATACCAAGCCAATCCAAACCTTTTGAGGGGTATGTAGATGAACGATGCAGAGAATTTGACCAAGCTCCTGGGCCACCTGCCGCCGGCAGTGTTCCGTGAATTCATGGCGGACGAGTTCAGCCTGGCCATGCCGGACCTGGACACCAAGAAGCCAAAAAAGGAGCAGCGTGAACAGATGGAGGCCGTGCTGTCCGCCCTTGGGGTGAGTGAGCGGCAGCGGATCGAGGAAGTGGCCGAACGGATCGTGCTGTTGTCGGATGGCGCCGGCCAGGACGTCATCGACGGCTTCAAGGACGATATTTTCGATGACGCCGCCCGGGAAGCCTTCGCTGCGATCCCGAACCAGTACCAGCGCGCGCTGTGGCTGCACGTCAATGAGCCCGTAATCTTCGAGGAAGCCCTCAACGCCCGGCAGGCCGACGTGTTTCGGCAAAGCGCCGCCTGCTACTCGGGCTTCATGGCGCCCGCCAACCTTGCTGTACTCGACGATGCAGCGGCCAAGACGGCGTTCCACCAAACCGTCGCCCAACAGCTCGGGTGTTCCGATGACGCCGTCGCGATCCAGATTTTCAAGCGCCTGCGGCCCGATACGCAGACCGGCGAAGACGTGGACCTCTACCAGATCAGCATCCACCACAACCGCCCGCCGGAAATCATCGACTGCGTGCAGGCCAGCGAACTGGTGCCACAAGAGGTGATCCGGGCGGTGTCATCGCACATCACCTATGAGCCGGCCAATGGACACCTGGAGGTGCTGTCGAAGGATACGGATGGGCGAGAAGCGCTGGCCCGAATCGTTGCCGACTCCCTGCTGCAATCGCCGATCACCGGCGAGAAGATTCCGCTCAAGCAATACGACTACCAGAGCCTGGCAGCACCACGAAACTTCGACATTGCCAGTGAGCTGGTGACGTCCGTCAAGGTCGTCGAGCTCGGCTATTCCGCTGCAAACGGTCGCTCGCTGCTCGTGAAAATCTGGACCAAGGATGCCGACGACATCTACACCGCTGCTCGGTCGTTGATCAGCCCCACCTTCGACTTCCGCGATCACCACCTGAACTACGCCAAGCTGTCCATCAAGCTGAAAAAGGTCGGCAAGGACCGCGCGCGGACGATCACGGTGATTCTGCGCGACGACAACAAGTGCAACATCAAGACGAAGCGGGAAAAGGATCGGGCGCTGTGCGACCGACTGCTGGCCAAATGGCATCTGGTGAAGGAGATCGGTCATGTCGTCGAAGCCCCTGCCGACGCAGTCGCTGCTTGAACTGATCGATCTGTTCGAGCAGTCAGGGCAGCCGATTGCCGACGGTGATGGGCAGCCCCTGCACGGTGTTCCCGGCTGGGACCTATCGCGCAAACTGAGCCTTTCTGACCATGATTTGGCCGCCTGGACTGAGTGCGTCGGCTACGCGGGTTGCTACCCGGCGCCTTGCCGCGACGAACGAATCCTGGTCGATATCGAGGAGGATGCTGATCCTGGGCGGTACCGCTACCGCTGCCCGGAAACATTTCGCGTGAAATACATCTCCGCCGAGACGGCCGCCGTCCGCGCAGTCACTGCCACGAAGCTGCTGAACTACTTGGCAGATCTCATGGACATCCCGCAGGCGCTACGACGCGGTATCACCACCGCAGCCATCGATGGTGTCCTCTGGCATATCGGGAAGATGCGCATTGGCCAAGTCCATGTCGATACGTGGCTGGTCCGAGGCTTGGCGAATTCGATCGATGACGTATACCGGCACTTGGACCAACCATCTCTGCCCGACACCGGCGTCATTCTCACCACCTGGTCTGCGCAGCCCGCGATAGTGCGACCACCCAGGAACTATCGGCTCATCCAGATCAACAGCGTGTTGAGCCCGAACAGCGCCAGCCCGGTGGTTGATACCGACCTGATCCACCGACTGTTGCTCGCATCTCCAGGCGAAACGATTGAACGCTCGCCCGTTGTGAGATTCGACCATTTCAACAGCACGCTACACATCACCACTCGATCGATTGCTCCTTGGAAGGTCACCGGACCTAAACAGGCAGCAGTGGTGAAGTATCTGGTCGAGCAGTTCGAGAATGGACGCCAACGAGTTTCTGCTGGCGACATCCTGGTCGCGGCACACGGTTCGCGCGAGGCCGCACGCGGAAAACGGGTCCCGAGCATCTTCAGCGGTAACAGCCAATGGCTTGATTACATCGAGCATGACGAAGCTGGGTACGGCATCAAATTGGAATGAGCCAACACCAATATCCATGAGTACGCAAAACCGCCTTCGGGCGGTTTTTTGCTTTCTGGGCCTCGTTTTTCCCCGCAGAAGCTGCGCCCGTACATCAGCCCGTACATGGCGGCGGCGGACGCCCGTACATGCCGACTTCGAAACTGACCTCACGAATTCGCAACAACCAGAAGGAGTGCATCGTGAGTGTCAAACATCTGAATCAAGGCCAATTGGCCGAACGTTGGGGAGTCAGCGAAGCAACGCTTGAACGCTGGCGCTCCGAAGGTATCGGCCCGGTATTCCTGAAGCTGCAGGGTCGTGTCGCTTATCGCATCGAGGACATCGAAGCCTACGAGTCCGAGAGCCTGCGCAAGAGCACCTCTGAACGCGTCAATGCGGGAGGTGCGCTGTGAACCGCATCTCCCCCGACGAAGTCCTGACCGCCCCGGCCGGCGAACTGGCTGCGCTTGCCAGCGAGTCGCTGTTCCAGCTCAAGAACGACGCTGCTGATCTTCTCGCCGCTGCCAAGGCGATCGTCGAGCACGTCGATCGCGCACTGGATCTCAAGTATGCCGACCGCGCGCACCAGCTCCGCCTGGCGGCAGGCAAGGACACCGGTGTCGTCCACTTCGACGACGGCCATGTCCGCATCACCGCAGATCTGCCCAAGAAGGTCGACTGGGATCAGACGCGGCTCGCCGAGATCACTCGTCGCATTGCAGCCAACGGCGACGACCCGTCCGAGTACGTGGACATCAGCTACCGGATCTCGGAAACCAAGTTCAACGCGTGGCCCGAGTCGCTCAAGAGCGCCTTCGCCCCGGCACGCACCCTCAAGACCGGCAAGCCGGGCTTTCGTCTCGCTCTGCTTCAGGAGTAATCGCCATGAAAACCAAACCTACGCTGCTCGAACTGCTGCGCAAACAACCGGAGATGTACCTCCGGGATCTGCCCGAAACCATTCGCATCCCAGCGCTGGACGGCAACCGCCCCGACGAAGTGGTGCGTCGCCTCGAGGACGCCACCATCGATGACGTGGCATTCGCGATCCAGGGCCTGGAGTCCGAAACCCGCGTTATCCATCGGCGCCTGAGTGGTCTGCGCGACCTGTACGAAATGGCGCGCAAGCGTGGCGCGCTCGGTATGACCACCGTTGCTGACGCGTTCGCCAGCATCAGCACTGAGGAGGCCGGCAAATGAGCCTCCCCATCATTACTGCAGACCAGCGTCTGGCCGAACGCCGTGGCGTGAAGGGTGTGCTCGTCGGCAAAAGCGGCATCGGCAAAACCTCGCAACTCTGGACGCTGAAACCCACGGCCACGCTGTTCTTTGATCTTGAGGCTGGTGATCTCGCGGTCGAGGGCTGGGCCGGCGACACGATCCGTCCGCGCACCTGGCAGGAGTGCCGTGACTTCGCGGTGTACATCGGCGGGCCGAACCCGGCGCTGCGCGACGACCAGCCGTTCAGCCAGGCCCACTTCGATGCCGTATGCGCGCGCTTCGGTGATTCGACGGTCCTGGACAAGTACGACACCGTGTTCGTCGACTCCATCACCGTGGCCGGTCGCCTGTGTCTGCAATGGTGCAAGGGTCAGCCACAGGCCTACTCCGAGAAGACGGGCAAACCCGACAGCCGGGGTGCATACGGGCTGATGGGCCAGGAAATGATCGCCTGGCTGACCCACCTGCAGCACACGCGCGGCAAGAACGTGTGGTTCGTCGGCATCCTCGATGAGCGGCTGGACGACTTCAATCGCCGCGTGTTCTCCCTGCAGATCGACGGCTCCAAAACCGGCCTGGAACTGCCCGGCATCGTCGATGAGGTCGTCACCTTGGCCGAGCTGAAGGCCGATGACGGCGCCAGTTACCGCGCCTTCGTCTGCCACACGCTGAACGCATGGGGCTACCCCGCCAAGGACCGCTCCGGGCGGCTCGATCCGATCGAGGAGCCGCACCTCGGCCGCCTCATGGAAAAGATCGCCGGCCCGGCCAGGCCCGCTACCGAACGGCTCGATTTCGCGCGCCCCGCGCCCGCTGCCATCCCCGAATCCACTTCGACTCAGGAGTCCTGATCATGACCTACTTCGATTTCAATTCCGCTTCCGAACAGACCTCTTTCGACCTGATCCCCAAAGGCACGCTGGTGCGTGTCCGCATGACCATCAAGCCGGGTGGCTTCGATGATCCGTCGCAGGGATGGACCGGCGGCTACGCTACCCGCAACGACAACACCGGCTCGGTGTACCTGAACTGCGAGTTCGTCGTGATGGACGGTGAGTTCGCCCGTCGCAAGATGTGGTCGCTGATCGGCCTGCACAGCCCGAAAGGCCCTGAGTGGGCAAACATGGGCCGCACCTTCGTCAAGGCGATCCTCAACTCAGCGCGCGGCGTTCATCCTGGCGACAACAGTCCTGCCGCGCAGAACGCGCGCCGCATCAGCGGGTTTGCCGATCTCGATGGCATCGAGTTTCTCGGCAAGGTCGACTGGGACAAAGACCAGAACGGCCAAGACAAGAGCGTGATCAAGGCCGCGATCACGCCCGACCACAAGGACTACGCCGCCCTCATGGGTGGCGCGCAGGGAGCAGCGAAAGCGCCAGCACCCGCAAACGGGTCGAATGCGTATGCACAGGCCACGGGCCGTGCCTCCGTGCCGGGTCGCCCGAGCTGGGCACAGTAAGGGGGACGCCGCCATGATGCTCCGCCCCCGCCAAGCCCTGCTGGTCGAGCGCTCTTTGGCGGCGCTCGCCCAACACGGCAACACCCTATCTGTTGGCCCCACCGGGTCGGGCAAGACCATCATGCTGTCGGCGGTGGCCGGCAGCTTGTTGGCCGAGCCAGATGCCAAGGCCTGCATCCTCGCTCATCGCGATGAACTGACCGGCCAGAACCTATCCAAGTTTGCACGGGTGAATCCGGGCGTCAGCACCTCCGTGTTCGATGCCAAGGACAAATTCTGGTCCGGGCGCGCCACATTCGCGATGGTGCAAACGCTGTCGCGCGACAACCATCTCGCTGCCATCCCGATCCTCGATCTGCTGGTGATCGATGAAGCGCATCACGCAGCCTCGGCCTCGTACCGCCGCGTGATCGACCGGGTGCTGGACAAGAACTCGCGCGCCCAGATCTTCGGGGTCACGGCGACGCCTGCCCGCAGTGACGGCAAGGGATTACGGGAGGTCTTCAGCAACGTGGCGGATCAAATCACCCTCGGCGAGCTGATCGCCTCCGGCCACCTCGTGCCGCCACGCACCTTTGTCATCGACGTCGGCGCCCAGGAGCAGTTGACGCGGGTCCGGCGCACGGCCACTGACTTCGACATGACGGAAGTCGAGGCGATTCTCAACAAGACGCCCATCACCGATGCCGTGATCCGTCATTGGCGTGAGAAGGCCGGCGACCGCAAGACGATCGTGTTCTGCTCGACCGTCGCCCATGCCGAATGTGTGCGCCAGGCCTTTCAGGATGCCGGTGTATCCGCCGTGATCGTGCACGGCGAGCTCTCAGACGCAGAGCGAAAGACACGACTGGCCGAGTACGAATCCGGTACCGCGCAGGTCGTGGTCAATGTGGCTGTGCTCACGGAGGGCTACGACTTCACGCCCACCTCCTGCGTGGTTCTGCTGCGACCCAGCTCGCACAAGTCGACTCTGACCCAGATGATCGGGCGTGGCCTGCGCACCATCGACCCAGCGGAGCATCCGGGCGTCATCAAGACCGATTGCGTGGTCCTGGACTTCGGCACAGCGACCTTGATGCACGGATCTCTGGAACAGGACGTCAATCTCGACGGACACCAGCATCACGGCGAAGCGCCCACCAAGGACTGCCCGTCCTGTGAAGCCACCGTCCCGCTCGGCTGCCGCGAATGCCCTCTGTGCGGCTTCGTCTGGGAGAACGAGACCACCGAGGAAGGAGATGCGCTGGCCGATTTCGTGATGACCGAGATCGATCTGCTCAAGCGCTCCAACTTCCGCTGGTGTGACCTGTTCGGCTGCGACGACGCACTGATGGCGACTGGCTTCAACGCATGGGGTGGCGTCTTCTTCCTGAACGGCCGCTGGCACGCCGTGGGCGGCGGTAAGGATCTGCAGCCGCGCTTGTTGGCTGTCGGCGACCGCACGGTTTGCATGGCCAAAGCCGATGACTGGCTGAACGACCGCGAGTCGGCTGACTCCGCGCACAAGACCCGTCGTTGGCTGAACGAGCCGCCGACCGCGAAGCAACTCCAGTATCTGCCGCAGGCGCTGCGCGCCGACTTTGGCATGACGCGCTATCAGGCCTCGGCGCTGTTGTCCTTCCAGTTCAACAAGTCGTCGATTCAGCGCCTCGTGGTGGCTGCCAACGATGCCCACCGGGAGGCCGCGTGAAATGTGCAGTCTGCTCACGAAAGGCCAAGGGCTTCGGCCACTTCAATCCACGCCTGCCGCGCAGCGATCCACGACGTTACTCGGACCGCTGGGTGTTCTGCTCGATGCGCTGCCAGAACGCATTTTCGCGACTCATGGAGAAGACGGGAGGTCACATGATCGATCCCAGTGATATGGAGCTCGCCGCCATGGCGTCCTGCCTGGCGCCGCTTGGCGAGTATGTCAGCTCCATCGGAATGCAACGACCTCTGGCGGACTACAGCAAAGACGAAGTTCTGACGCTGATCGACGTAGTAGTGACTGCCTACCAGGAACACATGCTCGTCGAGCACGAGCGGATGGCAGAAAAGGAACGTGCTTTTCTCGAGCAGCGTCTTGTCCGCCAGGGCAAGACGGCGTCGAAAGGAGTGCCGTTCTGATGCTGGATTTCAATCACCGCCCGAAGATCCATGAGCTGATAGGCGTGCTCATCGACGCGGCACTAAGCGCCGACCGTGACAACCAATCCCGTCGCAACTACCTCGGTGCGTCGCGATTGGGCGTCGCCTGCGAGCGCGCGCTGCAATACGAGTATCTCCAAACACCTGTCGATGCTGGAAGGGAAATCCCGGGGCGCGTGTTGCGCATCTTCGAGGTGGGACACGCTCTCGAAGAGCTGGCCATTCGTTGGCTGCGCATGGCCGGATTCGATCTGTACACCCAAAAGGCCAGCGGCGGTCAGTTCGGCTTTTCCGTTGCAGGCGGCCGTATTCAAGGGCACGTCGATGGCGTCCTGAACGGCGGCCCCGCAGAGCTACGAATGAGCTATCCGGCCCTGTGGGAGTGCAAGACCATGAACGACAAGTCCTGGCGGGATACGGTCAAGCACGGCGTCAGCAAATCCAAACCGGTCTATGCCGCGCAGATGGCCATCTATCAGGCCTACATGGAAGCCAGCATCCCGGGCATTTCCGCGAACCCGGCGTTGTTTACCGCGATCAACAAGGACTCCGAGGAGATCTGGTTCGAGCTGGTGCCGTTCGATGGCGGCCTGGCGCAACGGATGTCCGATCGCGCGGTTCGTGTCATCACGGCGACCGACAGCCAGGAACTGTTGCCGCGCCATGCGACTACACCGACGCATGTCGAGTGCAAGTTCTGCCCCTGGCAGGACCGCTGTTGGGGTTCGACATGATGGCCGACAACATCATCTGGCTCGACTTCAATGACGCCCCCGAGCAGCGCGACGAACTGGCATCCGATACCGATGCGCTGCGTGCGGGGCTACTGGACCGGCTCGAAGCCGTTCTCCACTACCTGTTTCCGCAGGGGCGCATCCGAGGTGGAAAGTTCTACGTCGGCGATGTCGATGGCAACCCTGGCAAGAGTCTGGTGGTTGAACTCGACGGACCACGGCGCGGCCTGTGGAAGGACTTCTCCACCGACGAGGGCGGCGATGTCATCGATCTGTGGGCGCGGTCGCAGGGTCGCTCCGCACGCAGCGACTTCCCGCGCATCGCTGGCGAGATCCGGCAGTGGCTCGGTCTTGCTCCATCGAACATCACGCCGATGCGCCGCGATGTTCGCAGCGTGCCAATGGACGACCTCGGCGCTTACACCGCCAAGTGGGACTATCTGTCACCCGAGGGCGAACTGATCGCCTGCGTCTACCGCTACGACCCACCGACGGGCAAGGAATATCGCCCCTGGGATGTTCGTGCCCGCATGTGGCGCGCGCCCGACCCTAGGCCGCTCTACAACCTCCCGGTCATCTCGAGGGCGCGAGAGGTCGTCCTGGTCGAAGGCGAGAAGTGTGCGGCTGCATTGATCGCTTGCGGTATTGCGGCCACCACCGCGATGAACGGCGCCAAGGCTCCTGTCGACAAAACCGACTGGCATCCGTTGGCGGGGAAATCCGTGGTCATCTGGCCGGACCGGGATGCACCCGGCTGGGACTACGCCGAGAGCGCAGCGCGTGCTTGCGTGGCTGCGGGCAGCACATCCGTGGCCATCCTGGTGCCGCCCACCGACAAGCCACCCAAGTGGGACGCCGCAGACGCTGTCGACGAAGGGTTCGACTGCGCCGCATTCATCGCCCAGGGCGAACGCCGCGTGGTCAAGGCGGCGGCTCCCTCCCTGCCCACCTTCACGCTCGGCGAACTGCTCGACGATAACTCACCGCTGCCACCCGATCTGATCTCTCCGCGCGTGCTGACGCCGGCTGGCATGTTGGTGTTCGGCGGTGCGCCCAAGGTCGGCAAGAGTGACTTTCTGTTGTCGTGGCTGGCGCACATGGCGGCTGGCGCTGCTTTTCTGGGCATGCATCCACCCCGTCCGCTACGTGTGTTCTACCTGCAGGCCGAGGTCCAGTACCACTACCTGCGCGAGCGCGTGAAGGATGTCCGCCTGCCGTCCCATCGGCTGTTGGATGCTCGCGCCAATTTTGTCGCCACACCGCAGTTGCGGCTGGTGCTCGATGACGCCGGTCTGGCGCAGGTGATCCCTGCGATCGCGAAGGCTTTTGGCGGCGAGCCTCCTGACATCATCGCCATCGATCCCATCCGCAACGTGTTCGACGGCGGCGATGCCGGCGGAGAGAACGACAACGGCGCCATGCTGTTCTTCCTCTCGCAGCGGGTGGAGCGGATTCGCCAGGCGGTCAATCCCGACGCCGGGGTGATCCTCGCTCACCACACCAAGAAGCTAGGCAAGAAGCAGTTTGAGGAGGACCCGTTCCAGGCACTAGCCGGCGCAGGAAGCCTGCGCGGTTACTACTCGACCGGCATGCTGCTGTTCCGACCCGATGAAACGCGCACCACTCGCCAGCTCATCTTCGAGCTGCGCAATGGCGCGGGTATCCCGCAACGGCACGTCGACAAGATCAACGGTGAGTGGCGGGAAGTCGACGCCAACGAGCGGTTGGTGATGAAGGACTACGGCCAGCGCTTGGATGCCGAGCGCCGCCGCAAACGCGACGCGATCCTTCAGATCCTGTTCGAGGAGGCCGGCAGCGGGCGCTGCTACACAGCCAACCAGTTCGCCGAATCTTTCGAGGGCAAGGCCGGTCTGGGCGGCGAGCGCACCATCCGCGAACGCGTCTCCGCGCTCTCGACGCAGGGCTACATCAAGTATTTCCGCAACGCGGCTGACTACGGTCTGCCCTCCAGCGGCCGCACCAAGTTCGGCTATCTCTGCGTCGAAGGCATGGTGCTGCGCATGCCAGCGGGCGATGTCGAAACGGCCACCGGCGAGCTGCCGATGCGCGAGCACACGGTGCTCCCCACCCACTACAAGTGCCCGCATTCCGGCGCCTCGATGCCCGTCGAGAACCCAGATGTGTGGGTCTATCACGACGAACTGAACGATCCGGAGGCCCCATGAATATTGCCCAATCGGCAGTTGGCAGCGCCGTTGCCAACTGCACTAATTTCCTTGCCAACTACCCGCAGTTGGCAAACCCCTGCCGACTGGAAGTCCAGTCAGATCAAGGCATTGCAGGGAATGACCCGCAGTTGGCAGTTGGCATCGCTGCCAACTTGCCAACTGGCGCAAACCCGCGCCATTGCTGGACTTTCTCCCTTTCTCCAGTTGGCGAAAACTCCCCCTCCTACTACGTAGGAGAGGGACCAGAGGGTCCCTCTGCCCTACGTCAGGGACTTGCCGGCCACCCGGGCTCAGATCATCGGCGGCCATCCGTGCCCTCGATCCTGGCACTGGACCTTGGCACCCAGACCGGCTGGGCAGTACGCGATCGCGACGGCGCCGTGACCAGCGGAACAGAATCCTTCAAGCCGCAGCGATTTGAGGGTGGCGGCATGCGCTACCTGCGCTTCAAGCGCTGGCTCACCGAGATCAAGCAGTCCTGCGATGGCATCGAAGCGGTGTACTTCGAGGAAGTCCGCCGCCACGCCGGCGTCGATGCGGCACACGCCTACGGCGGGTTCATGGCCCACCTCACCGCATGGTGCGAGCACCACCAGATCCCGTACCAGGGCGTTCCGGTGGGCACGATCAAGAAGCACGCCACCGGCAAAGGCAATGCGAGCAAGGACCAGATGATCGGCGCCGTTCGTCTGCGTGGCCACGCGCCTGCCGACGACAACGAAGCCGACGCCATTGCCCTCCTGCACTGGGCGATCGAGACGCAGGAGGTGTGACATGAAGGTTCCGACTCCCGCATACCGCTGTGCCCTGGCTCGACTGCAACCCGATCCGCGACCCGATCCGGAGCAGATCAAGCGCGAGGGCTGGCGCGACCAACAGATCCTGGTGATATCGCCCGACGACACGCGGCTCGACTGGGTCGAACGTGAACTGCTTCGCCGTATCGGCGATCGGCTGTACGGGCCGAAGGAGCGTCGACATGGCTGAGTGGACGATCGAGACTGTGGCGGACCGATTCATCGAGGCCGCACGAACCGCCCACCGCCTTCCTCCGGTTCGTGTGCAGGGCTACTTCAACTGCTGGCCGGCGATCAAACGCATGCCATGGGAAAACCTGGGAGCTGAGCCACGGGTCTACCGCTTTCCTCCCGAACCTGCTGCCATCGACCGGATGCTGGAGACCATACGGTGGGTTCAGTGGCTGGAAGAAGAACAGCGACACCTCGTCTGGATGCGAGCACAACGATATCCGTGGAAGGACATCTGCTGCCGCTTTGCCTGTGACCGGACAACCGCATGGCGTCGCTGGCAGACGGCACTGGAATTGGTCGCCGTGCACCTGCGGATGGAAAAGAAAACTGGGGCAGCCGGCAATTGCCGCTGACGTTGGGTGTAGTTGCGAACAGTCGCGAAGTGGTTGGGAATCCTGCGTGTCGATGCGGGTTTCGGTCGCTTTTTGGCGTGCAACATCCTGAGGTTTTTTCGCTAGTATTACGGCTAATCTTGCGAGCATTGGGTGCGTAAAGGCCACGGAGCGATCTGTGGCCTTCTTCGTTTCTGGCTCGCGATGGTCACGACCCGTTGCGACGGGTCCTTCCCGGCCAGAAAGCAATGCGGGGGGCGCGAGCGCGGCGCTTTTTTAGCGTCAGACTGCAAACCTAGGTTTGCAGGGTTTGCAGTTTGCACCCGCCCCATCCAGCACACATCACGAACCCGCCCGCGGTTACCCCGTCGGCGGGTTTTCTTTTTCGAGGAACCGATTCTGAACACGCTCAACGTCGAGTACCGCAAGGTCGAGGCGCTGATCCCCTATGCCCGCAATCCGCGAACGCACACCGACGAGCAGGTAGCCAAGATCGCCGCCAGCATCGTCGAGTACGGCTGGACGAACCCGGTTCTAGTGGATGGCGACAACGGCATCATCGCTGGCCACGGCCGCATGGCTGCCGCGCGCAAGCTCGGACTCGATGAAGTGCCGGTGATTGAACTCGCCCACCTGTCACCATCACAGAAGCGCGCCTACGTCATCTCCGACAACCGGCTGGCGCTCGATGCGGGCTGGAACGAGGAACTGCTTGCGCTGGAGTTGGCTGAGCTGTCCGACGCCGGGTACGACCTCACGCTGACCGGTTTTGAGGATGCTGAGATCGCAGCACTGCTCGCAGACGATGCGAGAGCCGAAGAAGTCGCCCGAGAACAAGACGCCGATGAACCGGACGCCGCAGACGACGTGCCGGATGCACCTGTGTTGCCGGTGTCCCGCACCGGCGATGTCTGGGCAATCGGCACGCATCGCCTGATCTGTGGCGACGCCACCGACCCGATCGTGGTCGCTACGCTGATGCAAGGCGACGCGGCGCGCCTGTGCTTCACCTCGCCGCCCTATGGCAATCAGCGCGACTACACCTCCGGCGGCATCGTGGATTGGGATGGCCTGATGCGCGGTGTGTTCGGCAATGTGCCGATGGCCGACGATGGGCAGGTGCTGGTCAACCTCGGGCTGATCCACCGCGACAACGAAGTCATCCCGTATTGGGACGCGTGGCTCGGCTGGATGCGTGCACAAGGCTGGCGGCGCTTCGCGTGGTACGTGTGGGATCAGGGGCCGGGCATGCCTGGCGACTGGGCCGGGCGCTTCGCCCCGAGCTTCGAGTTCGTCTTCCACTTCAACCGGCAGAGCCGCAAGCCCAACAAGATCGTGCCCTGCAAGCACGCAGGCCAGGAGTCGCACCTGCGCGCCGATGGCTCATCCACGGCCATGCGCAGCAAGGACGGCGAAGTCGGCGGCTGGACGCACAAGGGGCAGCCGACGCAGGACACCCGGATTCCCGACTCGGTGATCCGCGTGATGCGCCACAAGGGCAAGATCGGTCAGGACATCGACCACCCGGCCGTGTTCCCGGTGGCGTTGCCGGCGTTCGCCATCGAGGCCTACACGGAATCGGGCGACATCGTGTTCGATCCGTTCGGTGGCAGCGGCACGACGATGCTGGCGGCCCAACGTACCGGTCGCGTATGCCGCGCCGTCGAGATCGCGCCGGAGTACGTGGATGTCGCCATCAAACGATTTCAACAGAACCATCCTGGCGTTCCAGTCACTCTGCTGGCCACCGGCCAATCCTTCGACGAGGTCGTCACGCAACGACTGCCAACCACGGGTGCCGAGCAATGAGCGCTTCCTGGTTGGCCGACAAGATTGAGCAGTGGCCGACGGCCAAGCTGGTGCCTTACGCCCGCAATGCGCGCACCCACTCGGATGATCAGGTGGCACAGATCGCCGCGTCGATTGCCGAGTTCGGATTCACCAATCCGATTCTGGCCGGCAGCGATGGCGTCATCGTCGCCGGGCACGGACGGCTCGCCGCCGCACAGAAACTCGGGCTGGACGTAGTGCCGGTGGTCGTGCTCGATCACCTGAGCCCCACGCAGCGCCGGGCCCTGGTGATCGCGGACAACCGCATCGCCGAGAACGCCGGCTGGGATGACGCGATGCTGCGCATCGAGATCGCCGCTCTGCAGGGCGATGACTTCGATCTGTCGCTGACCGGCTTCGATGCCGATGAGTTGGCGGAGCTGATGGCCGGCGACGAATCGGATGGCCAAGGCCAGACCGACGATGACGCCATGCCCGAGATGCCAGAGACGCCAGTCTCGCGTCCTGGGGATGTCTGGCTACTCGGTGGTCACCGCCTGTCGTGCGGCGATTCTACGGTCGCCGACAGCTACGACCGCCTTCTCGATGGCGCGCCGGTGGACATGGTATTTACCGACCCGCCGTACAACGTGAACTACGCCAACAGCGCCAAGGACAAGATGCGCGGCAAGGATCGCGCGATCCTGAACGACAACTTGGGCGACGGCTTCTACGATTTCCTGCTGGCGGCACTGACGCCGACCATCGCCCACTGCCGGGGTGGAATCTACGTGGCGATGTCGTCCAGCGAACTGGATGTGCTGCAGGCAGCGTTCCGCGCCGCCGGCGGCAAGTGGTCGACCTTCATCATCTGGGCAAAGAACACCTTCACGCTGGGCCGCGCCGACTACCAGCGCCAGTACGAGCCGATCCTGTACGGATGGCCCGAGGGCGCGCAGCGTCACTGGTGCGGCGACCGCGACCAGGGCGACGTCTGGAACATCAGGAAGCCGCAGAAGAACGACCTGCATCCGACGATGAAGCCAGTGGAGTTGGTTGAGCGGGCGATCCGCAATTCGAGCCGCCCCGGCAACGTGGTGCTCGACCCGTTCGGGGGCTCCGGCACAACGCTGATCGCCGCCGAGAAGTCAGGCCGCGTCGCGCGGCTGATCGAACTAGATCCTAAGTACGTCGATGTAATCGTGCGGCGCTGGCAGGACTGGACGGGCAAGCAGGCCATACGTGAAGTGGATGGTGCATCGTTTGACCAGGTCGCAGATAGTCAAGAAACGTGACGGTGGGGACCGAAGCCCCCACCGGCTGTCTTGGGTTACAAGGCTTCAGCGGCCCCGGCAGTTAGCTTATGCAGCTACTGCGAAACGCTCATCGTTGGCGTTTAAGGATTTGCGCGGATTACGTCCGTCGCCTCTCGGGTTGCCTGCTCACCTTTGTCTGCCCTGTCGAAGCCGTGACACCCCCACCTAAACACACAATCCGATGTGCTTAGGTGGAGGTGAGGGGAGTCGAACCCCTGTCCAGAACACCGCCAGATTGCCGGAATTACAACCATGCCTGAATTATGAGGGTGCACCTGGTTTACCTCAAGAAGTAAACCGATCACGAAACAAACTGAGATTCTTCGACAATCTCGCAGTGAATCACAAAACCCATCAGGTAAGGCATGCCGCGCGGGATGCCGTAGTCTTTGCTGGTCTGGCGGCCAATCGTCCAGCCCATCCAGCGCTGGGTGGCGGCGTTGATCGCGTCCTGCAGGGTCTGCCCCTGGTACAGCCCGTTCTGCACATCGTCGGCAAAGTGGCGACCGTGGCGGCTATCGAGGAAGACCCGTACCGATTCAAGGGGCTGGCTCGTGGCGTCCGAGATGGCGGTCATGGCCAAAGGCCATGCGGCGCTGGCGTGTTCGTTCATCGTGCCCCAAAAGCCCCAGGCTTCGTTCTGAGTGGCAGGGATCGGTTGGTTGGTTTTCATCTCGGGCTCCTGGGTTGATCGTTGCGACACCCGTAGTAACGCGCTGTTCGATTGAGAAGCCAAGCGGCGCCTGGCCTCTTTCTCGATCTTTCTGATCAGCCGATTCGGTACACCCGTTCGCCACCCTGCGGCTTATCCGAAACGATGGTCAGTCCCAGCTTTTTCTTGAAGGCCCCGGCAAAGGTGCCGCGCACGGTGTGCGCTTGCCAGCCGGTCACGCCGCAGATCTGAGCAATCGTGGCACCTTCGGGGCGCTGCAGCATCCGGAGCACTTCGGCCTGCTTGCTGTTCTCGCGTGTGCGCGGCTTGGTCTGCTCGGTGGCGTCCTTGGCCCACTCAGCCTCGGCCGACGACACAGCGGCCTCGATCTCGGGGTCTGCGTCCAGGGGCGCATGCGCGGGACGGGCACGACCCATTGCGTCGTAGCCCTCGGCGGCGACGAACCAGTCGGTGCCGTTGGTGGTGATCAAAGCGCGATTGAAAAGCCCGTCGAGCACCTTCTTGCGTGCGCCGCCTTTGATGTTGTCGGGGAACCAGCCGATCTTGCCGCTGGTGTGTTCGAGTGCGTAGGCCAGGATCGCGTGCTGGGCCGGGGTGAGTTGGGTGCTGGTCATGTGCTGCTCCTTGGCAGTGGTTGATGGGGTGACGTGATGAACGCGCTGTTCGCGATTGAAGCCAAGCGTTCTCCGCTTCTTTTTCAGTCCGGCTTGGCGGCCTGCCGACCCGCCTCGTAAGCGGCCATCAGAGCGCTCTTGACGGCCCAGACGCTGACTTCGTGGAAGTCCAGTCGGTCGCTGTTGCGAGTCACCAAGGACTCAATGAAAAGGTGGTCCAGCGCAATCTGCTGAAGCAGGTTTTCGAGGGGTTTGTCGGCTGGCTTGGTCATGTGCGTCTCCTTGTGACGTCGTGGATGGTGATGGCATGAACGCGCTGTTCCGGAGGGAAGCCAAGCTCAATCCAGAGGAATGAAGATCAAATGATTGAAGGGGCCACCGGTTCTCACCATGGGCATTTCGATACGCGCTTACGCCCGGCACCGTGGCGTGACCGACACTGCTGTTCACAAGGCGATTCGCGCCGGGCGCATCACGCCAGAGGCTGACGGAACCATTGATGCCGACCGGGCTGATCGCGAATGGGCGCGCAACTCCGATGTGCCTAAGGCCGGTACCCGCGCCAAGGCGGCCAAAGTGGTCGTACCGGACGCCAGCACACAGTCGAACGATGGGCCTGCCTCCTTGCCCACTGGTGGCACGTCGTTGCTCCAGGCCCGCACGGTCAACGAAGTGGTCAAGGCGCAAACCAACAAGGTGCGACTGGCTCGCCTGAAAGGTGAGCTGGTCGATCGGCCACAGGCCATCGCGCATGTGTTCAAGCTGGCCCGCTCCGAGCGCGATGCCTGGCTCAACTGGCCCGCGCGCATCTCGGCGCAGATGGCTGCCAGACTCGATGTCGATCCGCATGCCATGCACGTGGCGCTGGAAGCCGCTGTGCGTGAACACCTGCAAGAGCTGGGCGAATTGCGTCCTCGGGTGGACTGATGCTGGACGTGGATTACGAAGGCGCGGCGGAAATCGAGCGCGCCTGGCGAGAAGGACTGACGCCAGACCCATTGCTGACGGTATCCGAATGGTCGGATCGGCACCGGATGCTTTCCAGCAAAGCGTCCGCCGAACCGGGCCGCTGGCGGACCAGTCGCACGCCGTACCTGAAGGCGATCATGGACTGCCTGTCGCCGACCTCGCCGGTTGAGCGCGTGGTGTTCATGAAGGCTGCCCAGCTCGGCGCGACCGAGATGGGGTCGAACTGGATCGGCTACGTGATCCACCACGCGCCAGGGCCAATGATGGCTGTCTGGCCGACGGTGGAAATGGCCAAGCGCAACTCCAAGCAGCGGATCGATCCCCTGATCGAGGAGTCGGGCGTTCTTGCAGAGCTAATCGCACCGGCCAGGAGCCGGGACTCGGGCAACACCATTCTCGCGAAGGAGTTCCGGGGCGGCGTCCTGGTGATGACGGGCGCCAACAGCGCAGTCGGACTGCGGTCGATGCCAGTGCGTTACCTGTTCCTCGACGAGGTGGACGGCTATCCGCTTGACGTTGAGGGTGAAGGCGACGCGATTTCACTGGCCGAAGCGCGTACCCGAACCTTCGCGCGACGCAAGATTTTCATCGTCTCGACGCCAACAATCTCGGGCGCGAGCGCTATCGAACGGGAATATGAGGCATCCGATCAGCGCCGCTACTTTGTGCCCTGCCCACACTGCTCTCACCGGCAGTGGCTGCGCTTCGAACAACTGCGGTGGGAGAAAGGCCAGCCGGACAGCGCCGCCTATGTTTGCGAATCCTGCGATGCGCCGATTTCCGAACACCACAAGACCTGGATGCTGGAACACGGCGAGTGGCGCGCATTGGCACCAGAGAATGGCGCCAAGACGGCTGGCTTTCACTTGTCGTCACTCTACAGCCCGGTCGGCTGGCGCAGTTGGCGCGAGATCGCCGTCGCCTGGGAACTGGCTGTGAGCAAGGAGTCGGGTTCTGCGGCGGCCATCAAGACGTTCAAGAACACCGAACTGGGTGAGACCTGGGTCGAGGAAGGCGAAGCACCGGATTGGCAACGCCTCGTCGAGCGGCGCGAGGACTACCCGGTCGGATCGATTCCTCCCGGTGGACTCCTGCTGGTGGGCGGCGCGGATGTCCAGAAGGATCGCATCGAATCCTCCATCTGGGCCTTCGGGCGCGGCAAGGAATCATGGCTGGTCGAGCATCGCGTCTTGATGGGCGACACCGCGCGGGATGCGGTTTGGAAACAACTGGCGGATCTGCTCGCGGAAAACTGGACGCACGCGTCCGGCGCGGCGATGCCGCTGGCACGGTTCGCCTTAGACACTGGGTTTGCCACCCAAGAGGCCTATACCTTCGTGCGGGCCAGTCGCGACCCGCGCGTCATGGCCATCAAAGGTGTCGCGCGCGGCGCGGCACTGATCGGGACCCCCACCGCCGTGGATATTTCCAAAGGCGGCAAGAAGCTGCGCCGAGGTATCAAGGTGTTCTCGGTCGCCGTCGGCATTGCCAAGCTCGAGCTCTACAACAACCTGCGCAAATCGGCGGATGTGGCCGAGGACGGTATCACCGCGATCTATCCGGCCGGATTCATCCATCTGCCGCATGTGGACGCGGAGTTCATCCAGCAGCTCTGCGCGGAACAACTCATCACCCGACGCGACCGGAATGGCTTTCCCATCCGGGAGTGGCAAAAGATGCGCGAGCGTAACGAGGCGCTGGACTGCTACGTCTACGCCCGCGCAGCCGCTTCAGCGGCGGGACTGGATCGCTTCGACGAACGCCATTGGCGCGAGCTGGAGCGACACCTGGGGATGGCAGATCCGCCTGACCCCGTGACCACCACAACGACTGACGAGGCCACCCAACGCGGTGGCCTCGCTGTTTCTGGGCCAGGTCGCCGCGCACGCCAGTTGGTGCGCAGCCGCTGGCTCTCCTGACCAACAAAGGAAATCCCATGAGTTTGCAGACCCGCATCGAAAGCCTGGTGATTCGTATCGCCCAGGAATTCAACACGCTCAACGGCAAGACCGGCACGCTGGCCAGCCTGACCACGACCGACAAGTCGAGCCTCGTGGCCGCCATCAATGAACTTCAGTCTGCCGTCGTCAGTGGCACTGGCATCGACGACGCAAACGTGGCGCTGACCACCACCTACTCGTCAACCAAGATCGTCACGCTGCTGGACACGCTCAATGCTGAGATCCTGGGCGGCGCCGATGCTGCCTATGACACCCTGATCGAGATCCAACAGTTATTGCAGGACGGGACCAGTGGTCTCGATGCGTTGCTGGCCGCCATCAACAACCGTGTGCGCTTCGATGCGGCGCAGACATTGACAGTGATCGAGCAGCAGCAGGCGCGCGAGAACATCGGAGCTATTGCGCTCGCCGCCATCGGGGACGCCGACACTGACTTCGTGGCCGTGTTCGAAGGGGCGCTTGCGTAATGTCTCTGTCCGAACGCATTGCTGCGCTTGCAGCCCGTGTGGGTTTCGAAGTGGGCATCAAGGCGAACCGCGACCACCCAGGAATTGCACGCGCTTGGGTGAGCTTTGGGTACATCAACGACCACATGGTGATGGTGAGCGCCTTCAATGTGGTGAGCGTCGAGCGCCTGGCCACGGGTCGCTACCGGGTTCGATTCTCGCAGCCCATGCCGGATGCCAGCTATTGCTGGAGCGCGCTTGCGCGAAGCAGCACCGACAACGGCACACAGCGGATTGCGATCGTGCGCGCCAGCGCTGATGAGAAGACTGCCGAGTACGTCGATGTCTCCTGCGCCACGATGGCGACGTCGTTTGCCGATTCCACCGAAATCAACCTGGTGGTGTATCGCTGATGGCCTACACGCAGTCTCAACTCGATGCGCTCGAAGCCGCGCTGGCGAAGGGCGAGCGTCGCGTCAGTTTCGGCGACAAGACCATCGAGTACCGCACCGTCGAGGAGTTGGCTACCGCCATTCGCGAAGTCAAGCGCGGCCTGTTCGAAGACGCCGTGGCCACCGGACTGTGGCCAGGTGCCCCGCGCCAGATCCGCATCACGACCCGGAAGGCCACCTGATGAGCTGGTTCTCCAAACTTCGGCGCGGCATGTTTGGCGGCCCGTCGCCGACTTACGACGGTATCGGCGGTGGTCGACGTGCGATCGCCTGGCAGGTCGGAAATCCTGGTGCCGTTGCCGCGCTGGCCTTCACCCAGAACGAGCTCCGCGCCAAGAGCCGCGATCTGGTGCGACGCAATGCGTGGGCGGCTGCCGGCGTGGAGGCCTTCGTCGCCAACGCGATCGGCACGGGGATCAAGCCGCAGTCGATGCTTTCGGACAACGCACTGCGGGAAGCCATTCACGCCCTCTGGTGGGACTGGTGCAGCGATGCCGATGCAGCCGGCTTGACAGACTTCTACGGCCTGCAAGCACTCGCCTGCCGGGCAATGCTGGAAGGCGGGGAGGCGCTGATGCGGCTGCGCTATCGCCGACCCGAAGACGGTCTGGCGGTTGGTCTCCAGCTCCAGCTGCTGGAACCCGAACACTTGCCCACGACGATGAACCTGGAGCTACCTTCCGGCAACGTGGTTCGGGCCGGCATCGAGTTCGATCGGCTCGGCCGCCGCGTCGCCTACCACCTGTATCGCTCGCACCCCGGTGATGGCGCCTTGGCGCCGATGTCCGGCACGGGTGGCATGGACACCGTGCGCGTGCCTGCCTCCGAGATCATCCACCTGTTCCGTCCGCTGCGCCCTGGCCAGATCCGGGGCGAGCCGTGGTTGGCGCGGGCGCTGGTCAAACTCAATGAGCTGGACCAGTACGACGACGCCGAACTGGTACGCAAGAAGACGGCAGCGATGTTCGCGGGCTTCATCACGCGCCTGGCGCCCGAGGACAACCTCATGGGCGAAGGGCTGGCGGATGCCAACGGCGTGTCCCTGGCGGGGCTCGAACCCGGGACCATGCAATTGCTGGAGCCTGGTGAGGACGTCAAGTTCAGCCAACCGGCAGACGTTGGGGCCAGCTACGCCGAATTCCTGCGCATGCAGTTCCGGGCAGTTGCTGCAGCGATGGGCATCACCTACGAAATGCTCACCGGCGATCTGACGCAGGTGAACTACTCGTCGATTCGCGCCGGCTTGCTGGAGTTTCGCCGCCGCTGCGAGGCAATCCAGCATGGCGTGATCGTTCATCAGCTCTGCCGACCGATCTGGCGCGCATGGATGGAACAGGCTGCGCTCGAAGGCGCACTCGACCTCCCCGGCTTCGTCGGACGCAAACGGGAATACCTGGCCGCGAAGTGGATTCCGCAGGGCTGGCAGTGGGTCGACCCAAAGAAGGAGTTCGACGCGATGCTCACCGCGATTCGCGCCGGACTGCTTTCACGCTCCGAGGCCATTTCGGCCTTCGGCTACGACGCCGAGGACATCGACCGCGAGATCGCGGCCGACAACCAGCGCGCCGATGAGCTGGGGCTGGTCTTCGACTCCGACCCGCGCCACGACAAAGCGCCCGTCAACGCGGCGGCGACAGCCACCCCGGCTCCGCCGCAAGAACCCCAGGACAACTGACATGCAGCTCGTACACCTGGCGTCCCGTCTCTACGGGACGCCGCTTCTCATTGCGCGTTCGAAACTGGATGTGATCCTGTCCGTCCTCGGCCCGCGCATCGGATTGCCCGAGATCGATGCTGCCGTCCCGCTTCCCACTTCGAAACCGGGCACTTCGATCGGGCAGCCCGGCATCGCGATCATTCCCGTGCACGGCACCCTGGTACGACGGGCGATGGGACTGGAGGCGGCGTCTGGCCTGACCTCCTATGGCGAAATCGCTGCACGCCTCGACACGGCGCTGGCGGACCCACAGGTCAGCGGCATCCTGCTCGACCTCGATTCGCCCGGTGGCGAAGCGGGTGGCGTGTTTGAGCTGGCCGCGCGGATTCGTGCCGCGAACGACATCAAGCCGGTCTGGGCGCATGCCAACGACTCGGCGTACTCGGCGGCATACGCGATTGCAGCCGCCGCATCGCGTCTGACCCTGTCGCAAACCGCAGGTGTGGGCTCCATCGGTGTCATTGCGCTGCACGTCGACCAGTCCGTCAAGGATGCCAAGGACGGCGTCGACTTCACCGCGATCTACGCCGGCCACCACAAGAACGACTTTTCTCCTCATGCGCCGTTGTCGCCACAGGCGGCTTCCACCCTGCAGGCGGAAGTGGATCGGCTCTACGGAATCTTCGTCAGCCAGGTCGCGCAGATGCGCGGTCTGGACAGCGATGCCGTGCGCGCGACCGAAGCCGGCCTGCTCTTCGGCGAGGCTGCCGTGACGGCAGGCCTGGCCGACGCCGTGATCAGTCTCGATCAGGTGCTGGTCGAGTTTTCCAACGCGCTGGGTGCACAGCGCCGTCTGGCGACACCCAGTGCAGGCACGGCCAAGCGCGGCCCACTCGCCCGCGCCTCTCCCGCGTCACCGAAAGCCAGCACGCAGATTTCCAGCCATCAACACTCTCATTTGGAGCAGAACATGACAGATCGAGAACAGCAGAACCCTCTGGACGAATCCGAGCCGGAGGCCACGCCAGACCCGGCAGACACCCCAGCGCAAGAACCCACCACCCCGCCCGTGTCTGCATCCCTCGTCGGTGCGCACGCCAACGGCCGGATCGAGGCACAAGCCATTGCCGAGATCTGCCTGATCGCAGGCACGCCACAGCGCACGGCGGAATTCCTCGCATCCGGGATGAACGAGGCCCAAGTCCGCCGCGCACTGCTCGAAGCTCGCGCTGAACAGCCGGAGATTGCCTCACGCATCACCGCCGATGCGGGAACCACCGTGCGGCCGGAGAGCAGCCCGGTCGTTGCCGCCGTCAAGAAACTCGCCACGAAGGAGTAAGCCATGTCTGCCATTCAGGAAACCAACAACCTCGGTGATCTCCTCAAGTACGAGGCGCCGAATCTCTACTCACGCGACCTGGCCACGGTCGCTGCCGGTCAAAACCTGCAGCTCGGCGCCATCGTCGGCCGCGACAGTACGACCGGCAAGCTGAAAGCGCTCGACCCGGCCGCCACCGATGGCACTGAGAACGCGGTCGGCGTGCTCGCCGCTGACGTGGACGCGACCCTGATCGACCGGGAAGACGCGCTGCTGATCTCCCGCCACGCCATCGTCGCCAGCCATGCCCTGGTGTGGCCGGTCGCCATCACCCCTACCGAGAAGGCCACTGCGATCGCTCAGATCGAAGCGCGTGGCGTCCTCGTCCGAACCGCCGCCTGATCCAGGAGACACAACATGCAGAACCCTTTTACCAATCCCGCGTTCTCGATGGCGGCGCTCACGGCGGCCATCAACATTCTCCCCAACCGCTATGGCCGCATCGAGGATCTCGGCCTGATGCCGGCCAAGCCCGTGCGCCAGCGACAAGTCATCGTCGAGGAGATGAACGGCTTACTGAGCCTGCTGCCCACACTGCCGCCGGGTGCCCCGGGCGCGGTGGGTGTACGCGGCAAGCGCACACTGCGTTCGTTCGTGATCCCGCACATCCCGCATGACGATGTCGTCCTCCCGGAAGAGGTTCAGGGCATTCGCGCCTTTGGCTCGGAGACTGAAACGGAAGCCATCGCGGGCGTCATCGCGCGCCACCTGGAGACGATGCGCAACAAGCACGCGATCACGCTGGAACACCTGCGCATGGGCGCGCTCAAGGGCGTCATCCTGGATGCCGATGGTTCCGTGCTGTACGACCTGTTCGACGAGTTCGACATCACGCCGCAGACCATCGCCTTCGATCTCGGCAACGCCGGCACCAATGTGAAGGCGAAATGCCTCGCGACCCTGGCCGCGATCGAGGACAACCTCAAGGGCGAATTCATGACCGGTGTGCACTGTCTGTGCTCGCCCGAGTTCTTCGCCGCCCTGACCGGTCATGCCAAGGTCGAGAAAGCGTTCGAGAACTGGCAGCAGGGTGCCATCCTGATCAACGACGTGCGCCGTGGCTTCACCTACGCCGGCATCACCTTCGAGGAGTATCGCGGACAGGCGACCGATCCCACGGGCACCACTCGTCGCTTCATCGCGGCTGGCGAGGCTCACGCCTTCCCGCTCGGTACCGTCGATACCTTCGGCACCTACTTCGCCCCGGCCGACTTCAACGAGACGGTCAACACCATCGGGCAGACGCTCTACGCGAAGCAGGAGCCGCGCAAGTTCGATCGCGGTACCGACTTGCATACCCAGTCCAACCCGCTGCCCATGTGCCACCGCCCGGGTGTGCTCGTGAAGCTGACGGTGTGATGGTGCGCATCGAGGACTTCTATGAGGCTGCTGGGCGGTCTGGCTTGCTGGTGGATGCGGAAATCGATGGCCACACCATCGCTGTCGATTTCCGCTCTCCGGACGAGAGCGTCCTCGACGGGCTCGCCCTGTCTGCCGACTACACGATCCGCTTTCCAGCCTCGGTGCTGCCTGCCCTGGCAGCGGGTAACACCGTGTCCATCGCTGGCAACACGTATCGCGTCCGCGATATCCGCAGCATCGGCGACGGCAGCGAACGGCGCGCTTCACTCTCTCGGCTCTGAGGACTCCCACTCATGAACTCCATCCGCGAGCGCATCTTGCGGGAGGTCGTTGCGCGCCTGACTGCCGGGACTGGACCCGTGCCGGTCCTGCGCTTTCCGACCGTACCGGTCACGCGGGAGGCCAGCCCCGCACTGCTGCTATTTGCCGAAGGCGACAGCATCACCGCGCATGCCAACAACCTCGTCGACCGAGTGCTGATCGTCCGTTTGGTGGCGGTGGCGCGCGGTGACGATGCCTTCGATCAAGCCGATCTGGCAGTCGTCGCCGCCCACGCAGCCCTGATGAGCGACGCCAACCTGGGCGGTCTTGCCCTGGCGCTGCGCGAAGTCGATTGCGAGTGGGACCCGGAGGACGCCGACGCCGGAGCCGTGGCGCTGCCCGCCCGCTACGAGATCCGCTACCGCACCCACGCACTTGATCTGACCCGAACTGGATAACCCGACATGAACATCGAACTACTGAAACCCCATACCCATGCCGGCGTCAGCTTCGCGCCGGGCGATCTGCTCGTCCTCGACGAGGCCGCTGCACGCTGGCTAATCGACGCCGGCGTCGCCAAAGCCACCGACGGACTCGATGAGCCGATCGGCATACCTCAACCCACTGCACGCAAGGGAGACTGACCATGCCTTACTTTTCTGGACAAGGGCGCGTTTACATCGGCGCCCGCGACATCACCGGCAAGCCACAGGGCTTGAACTACGTGGGCAATGTGCCCGAGCTCAAAGTCTCTCTCTCGGTGGAGACCCTGGAACACCAGGAGTCCACCAGCGGCCAACGCCTGACCGACCTGCAGCTGATCAAGACCAAGAAGGGCGAGTTCGCCTGCACGCTGGAAGAGCTGATCGCGGTCAACCTGGGCTTGGCGTTGTATGGCACGACCACCGACCAGGTCAGCGGCACGGTGACCGCCGAGGTGCTGCCTAACCCAGTCACCCTTGGCAGTCTCTACCTACTGGCCAAGCAGAACGTCTCGACCGTGGTGGTCAAGGATTCCACCGCCACCCCCAAGACGCTGCCGGCAGGCCAGTACACTCTCAACGCCAAGCATGGTTCGCTGGCGATCAATGACAAGACCACCAGCGGCCCCTACGTGGAGCCCTTCAAGGTGGACTATGCCTACGGCGCGGCCCAGAGCACGGCGATGTTCACCCAGCCGCTGCCCGAGCGCTGGGTTCGCTTCGAGGGACTGAATACGGCTGACGGCAACCGCGAAGTCGTGATCGATCTCTACCGCGTGGCAATCAATCCGGCCAAAGAGCTCTCGGTCATCACCGACGAACTGCTCAAGTTCGAGCTGTCGGGCCAGGTACTGGCCGACACCCTGAAGCCTGCCGCTGGCGATCTCGGCCAGTTCGGCCGCATTGTGCTGCTGTGAGGTGCGTGATGAACGACTTCGACGCGTTTCCTCCCACCCCGCTGACCTTGGAGATTGCGGAGGTCGCGCTGGCGATCACGCCCATTCGCATCGGCGAGATCCCGGCGCTGCTCGCTGCGGTTCGGCCCTTCGCGCACCGATTGGTCGACGGCGATCCGGACTGGCTGGGGCTGCTGGCGGACCACGGCGACGCGCTGATCACGGCAATCGCCGTGGCCTCACGCCGTCCCCAGGAGTGGGTCTCAGGGCTGGCGATGGACGACGCCATCCGACTGGCCACCGCCTTGTTTGAGGTGAATGCGGATTTTTTCGTGCAGCGGGTGGTGCCGACGATCCAGCACGCCGCCGCCCGGATCAACGCACAAATGAGCGGTCCCTTGGCTGGGCTCACGCCATCCACCGTTTGATCCATGCCGGACACCGGCTGCCGGATGTCCTGGACTACACGCTCGCGCAGATGACTGCGTTTCTCGATGCCGACATGCATCGTGACCGTGAGCACGCCAGTCTGCTTCTTGGGGTGACGGCGGTGGCCAGCCAAGGCGACAAGCGATCCATCGAACGGCTACAGCGGGAGCTCGATCGTGAAGATTGATCTGACCGCCTCAGGACTGTTCGATGCTCGGCAATTCAGTGCCTGGTCCACCGAGCGCCGCGATGCCATCCGGTCGGCGCTCAAGCGCGGTATGCAATCCGGTGGCCGCGAAGTACGCGACGCGGCACGCACACAGATGCGCGGTGCGTTCAACGTCAAGCGCAACAGCTTCGTCTCCTCGATGCAGGCCAAGGTGCTGGACAAGAAGACCGATCGCCTGCCGGCCTTGCTGGTGGGCAGCAAGATCCCCTGGCTGGGTTTGCACGAAAAAGGCGGCACGGTCTCCGGCAATCTGCTGATCCCGCTGCTTCCTGGACGGATCGGGCCTAAGCGCTTCAAGGCAGTGGTCGATGGCTTGCTGCGATCAGGCAACGCGTTCTTCGTCGAGAAGAACGGCAAGGTCATCTTGATGGCCGAGAACATCCGCGAGAACGCCTCCCAACTCACCCGCTTCAAGCGGGCCGAGCGCGCTCGCACTGGCGCCAAACAGATCAAACGCGGCCAGGAGATTCCGATCGCCGTGCTGGTCAAGTCCGTCTCCCTCAAGCGGCGGCTGGACCTGACCGGCGCTGTCCAGCGGTCCCTGCCGCGTTTGGCAGGCGCAATTCAGAAAGAACTGGCGAAATCCTGATGGCCAATAACCGTGCACAACTGCTGATCACTGCCGTCGACCAGACCCGTGGCGCCTTCGATTCCATCAAGCGCAATCTGGGTGACCTGGGCAACGCGGCGCGATCCATCAATGGATTGCTCGGCACGCTCGGCCTTGCCGTATCGGCGGCCGGTCTCGGCGCGATGGTCAAGGCCTCGCTCGACTCGGCGGACTCGCTGTCCAAGCTGTCGCAGCGGGTCGGGATCACTGTTGAGTCGCTTTCCACCCTGATCCCAGTCGCGGATCTCGCCGGCGTCTCGGGAGAAAAGTTCGAAGGTGGCTTGCGCAAGCTCGCCACCCGCATGCTGGATGCGGCCACCGGATCGGACGAGGCAGCGCGAGGATTCGCTGCGGTCGGCGTCTCCATTCAGAACCAGGACGGAACGTTGCGCGCGACGGATCAGGTCCTGCTCGACCTGACCGACCGCTTCAAGGCCATGCCCGATGGCGCCGAAAAGACCGCGCTCGCGGTGGATCTCTTCGGCAAATCGGGCGCCGACCTCATCCCGTTCCTCAACCAGGGGCGTGATGGCGTCGAGGCGCTGACGACGGAGTTGCAAGCCCTGGGCGTGCAGATTGGTGGCGACACCGCTGCACAGGCCGAGGTGTTCAACGACTCGCTCGCCAAGGTGCGACTGGCGATCACCAGCATCGGCAACCGAGTGATCGAAGCATTCCTGCCGGCCATGAACGACATGGCCAACGGGATGGTGGAGTCGGCCAAACAAGGAGGCTCGCTTCGCGCGATCCTGGATGGCGTGGTGCTGGTCTTGAAAACCCTGGCGCTGGGTGCCGCCACGGTAGGCAAGGCATTCGTAGCGCTGGGCGAAGCGATCGGGGCTGGCATGGCGGCCGCTGTCGAGGCGCTATCCGGCAACGTGTCCGGTGCCAAAGCCATCATCACGGAACTCAAGGGCAGTCTGGTCCAGCGTCTGGATGAGCTAGCCAATTTCCGTGACAGCCTATTCGATCCTAAGCCAATTGAGGTACGGGCGCCGGCGATTGTTGCCGATCCCACTCTGATCGACCGGCTGCGGCCTACCGGACGGGCAAGCGGCGACAACGGGGCCGCAAGACTGGCGCTGGCCAAGGCACAGGCGGATGCCGAGCTAAAGCTGCTTAAGGATGCGCTGGATCGGCAGTCGCGTGACCTGGATGAAGCACTCGATGGGCGGCTGATATCGCTGGCGGACTACTACGCCGCCAAGACGGCCCTGGAAACGCGCGAGATCGATGCTGAGATCGCTCGCACACAGACCTTGTTGGCCGAGCAACGGCGTATCGCCACAGGATCTGACGAGGGTGCGCGGCTCAAGGCCCGAGCCGAGGTGGCCAAGATCGAGGCCGACCTCATCGTGCTCAACAACAAGCGGGCCGATGTCGAGGTCGCCAACGCGCGCAAGGCCGCCGACGCCGAGCGTTCCTTGCGTGATGAACTGGCCCGCGTTCGGGAGGAGTTGCTCGATCTCACCGGTGCTGCAACCGGTCAGGACCGTCGTGCTGCGGTAGAGCGCCAGTACCAGTCACTCATCGAGCGCCTCCGAGCCGAGGGCGACACCGAGGGTGTGGCCACTGTCGCGCGCCTGATCGACGTGAAGGTTGCGGCAGCGGATCTGGCCACCTATGAACGCCAGTTCAATGACGCGCTCAGCCGCATGCGGGCCACCGAGGAATCCATCAATCTGCAGCGCCAATCGGGCCTGCTGACCGAGTCGCAGGCACGCGCACAGATCCTGGCCCTGCACCGGGAAACCGGGGTGACCCTGGAATCTCTGCTGCCGCAGCTCGAGGCCAGCGCCACGGCGATCGGTCCTGACGCTTTGGCGCGCGTGCAGGCATGGAAGAACGAGATTGCCCAGGTCAAGCTGGTGGTGGACGACGTGGCTGTGGCCATCGACGGCGCGGTCCAGGATGGGTTCGCCCAGATGTTCGAGGCCATCGGCAGCGGCGCCAAGTCTGCGAAGGACGCTTTCGCCGATTTCGCGAGGTCCGTGCTGGCGGCGATCAACCGCATTGCCTCGCAGAAGCTCGCCGAATCCCTATTCGGGAGTTTGTTCGGCGGCGGTGGGGCGGGCGGCACGGGAGGCTTCGGCGCGCTGGTTTCATCCTTCTTCAAGGGATTTGCGACGGGCGGCTACGTGACCGGTCCTGGCACATCTACCAGCGACTCGATCCCGGCACGCCTGTCCGCCGGCGAGTACGTAGTCAACGCCGCAGCCGTGAAGCGTGTCGGTGTGGCTTTTCTGCAGTCGATCAACGGCATATCAGCCGGACCGAGAGTGGCAGGCCCGACGCTGGCATTTGCCGCCGGCGGTCTGGTGCCCGAAGCCGCCCCGGCGCAGGCCCCGGGCCAGTCAGTGCGCATCGTCAATGTCATCGACCCAGCGATGGCCGCCGATTACCTGAACTCCTCCTCAGGCGAAAAAACCATCCTCAACATCCTGCAGCGCAACGCCGGCGCCGTGCGGCAGGTATTGAGCTGACCGATACACCGAATCCCGCAAGGACCAAAGACATGACGGCCTACACCGGCTTCGTCGACAACTCGACGATGCTCGCCCATTACAAGATGCTCGAAACGATCCGGGACGTCTGTCTGGCCGAGGGTTGGACCATTCTCCGCTACGACACGGCCATCACGAACCGGGAACTGCTGATGATGGCGCCCGGCCTATCGGGCACCGAGCAGATCTTCTGCGGCGTCTACTGCTACCAGGACAGCAACGCGGACTACTACAACCTGGCGGTGGCGACCATGAAGGGCTATGTCGCTGCCAACTCGTTCCTGACCCAGCCGGGCATCTCGCCGGTTCTCGGCGTGCCTGCCCATAACCAGCGCATCGACTACTGGCTATCGGTCAACGGGCAGCGGCTAAACGTAGCAATGAAGGTCGGCACGCCGGTGTACGAATCTTTCGGGATAGGCAAGTTCTTCCCCTACGCATCTCCGGGCCAATATCCCCAGCCGCTGTTTGCGGCCGGAATGCTGACCAGCGCCTCCGCCACGCGCTACTCCGAAACGACCCACACGATGCCGTGGAAAGGTAATCGCAACAACCTGCGGATGCATTTCAACGACGGCACCTGGAAAGCGCCGCTCGCTACGCCCTGGGGCCAAACGACGATGGCCAACGCCTGCCGGCCGGCAGAAACCACCTACGCGCTCTACCCGGTAATGCTCTACGACTCCGCAAACATCTACGGCGCGCTGGACGGGATCTTCCACATCACCGGCTTCGACAACGTCGTCGAGAACACGCTCGTCATCGACGGTAAGAACTATGTGGTCATCCAGGACGTTGGCCGCACGTCCTTTGGCGACTACATCGCAATGGAGCTGTCCTGATGCCCTACGTCACTGGGCTGGCGAACAGCGCCAGCGATCTCCTGAATGCCGTCGTCACCGCAGGGACCGACCACGGTTGGTCCTGGGACGCGAGCAACAGCATGCTTTACAAAGGGGACATCTATGGCCGCCTCACTGTCAGCGGCTTGAACCTCTTGGTACAGGCGGCGCTCGGCTACTCCGGCGCCACGCTGATCACGCCAGCGGCAAAGATGGTCGGAATCACCAACCGCCTGGGTCAAGCCGGTAATACGCTGCTGAGTTATCCGGTGACGTACCACATCTTCGTCCACACGGCGCCGGACGACATCATCGTGGCTGTGAACTATCAGGTGATGTGGTGGCAATGGCTGTCGCTTGGCCAAGCCCGCAGCTTTGGTGTGCTCGGCAACGCCATCTGGCACTGGGGTACTGCGACGTCTGATATCAGTACCGGTGCGGGCGTGGCGATCGACTCCAATGGCAGCACCGGCAGCGGTGGCGGCAACACCTCTGGCGCACCTTTCTGGCAGTCCAACGACACCACAGGCGTCCAGAACAGTTCGATCTACCTGAACTTCAACGGTCACGGCTGGTGGAACAACCCCGTGGGCGTCTCCACGGCGAATCCGAACAACGCGCGCGCCACCATTGCAGTACCAACGTTGCTGCTGACCCAGCCCAATAACTGGAACGGCGAAGCTGTGCTTACGCGCATCCACATCATGGCGTTGCAGCCCTCTAGTTTCTGGTCGCACGTCGCGGAACTGCCGCATCTACGGATGACGCGCAACGACAACATCGACGACGGGCAGATCCTCACGCTTGGGTCCGAGCGCTGGTTCATTGCACCTGTGTATCGCAAGAACACCGCGAGTCGCGCCGCATCGCCATACAACGGCGCGACTCACTCCGGGACCATCGCGATGGCTGTGCGCTACGACGGTCCCTGATCTTCCCGTTTTACCTCAACCGAGAGTTATGACATGCCGGTCTTGACAGGCATGGTGCTCGATCGCGCCCAGGCTGGCTCACTGAACCCGCTCCTGAGCATCGACGGGTATCAGGTTGCCGCCATCTATCCGTACACCGCCAGCGATTCGCCACGGGCGGAGAATGGAGCGCGAAGCTACGCAACCGACATCACGGTTCCTGCGCAGCGGGCGCTGACCGGCATCCAGGTACCGAGCTACTTCGAGGATTACTACTTCCGGGTGCATTTGCTGCCCGGGCGCATCAACCTCGGCAGTCTGGCCTCGGAGCAGAGCCGCACGATCGAGGTCTGGAACGCACGGCTGACCCCGAACACCTTAGCGTCCCTAACCGCCACCGGCGCAGAAGGCATGACGCTGATCGGGCCGGCACCCGCGCCCACTGTGTTTGCCGCCAATGAATCGCGGCTCTATACGCTCGCGGTCACGCCGAATGGTCCGCCAACCGTGAACGCGACGTTTCTGTTCGCATTCGCTTTCGACGATGCCGCTTTGCTCGCAACCGGACGCCGTATCGTCGGATGGATCTTTGCGCCGAACTGGGTGCAACCGGTCATCGAGCGGCTGGAATGGCTCACGGATGTGATGGAGTCCCATGCCGGATTCGAGCAGCGCGTGCGCTTGCGTGCCGGTGCAAGGCGCAGCTTTGAGTACAGCGCCTTGGTCGGCTCCGACACCGAACGGGTGAAGATGGAAAACCTGCTGCTGTCATGGCACGCGCGCGTCTTTGGCCTACCGCTCTGGACCGACGTCGCGCTGGCGGCAGGACCGATCCCAGCCGGCTCGACCTCCATTGCCGTGACGACCGCGAATCGGGACTTTGCCGTGGGCGGTTTGGTTGGACTGGTTCTGGGCATGGAGTCGGAGTTTGCCGAGATCACGGCGGTCCTGCCAACGTCCCTGACGATCAAGAGCCCGCTGGACTCTACCTGGCCGGTCGGTACCAAGATCCTGCCTGTGCGGCCCGCCCGAGTTCAGAACGACCTTGGACTGACCTACCTGAGCGATGCCATCGGCCAAGCCACGCTGCGCTTCCAGTTTGAGGACGAGTGGTTGCTTCCAGCAGCCACAGAGACATTGGACTACCGGGGCTACCCCGTCTTGCTCACCGCCACCAACTGGACCGAGGACGTCGATACAGACTACGCCCGCAAGCTGAATGAACTGGATTTTCTGACGGGCCGACGCGTCATCGACGATCTTTCCGGTGTTGGCACGGTTCGCCGGACGCATCGGTGGCTGATCACTGGGCGTGCCGCGATCACTGCATTCCGCTCATGGCTGGCCGCCCGCGCCGGCAGGCTGACAGCATTCTGGATGCCCAGCTTTCAATCCGACTTAAAGGTGGTGAGCCCGATCGGCGCCTTTGACTCGGCCATCACGGTGGAGAACCGCGCCTACGCCGCTAATGTGCCAGCCGCCATCGGGCGGCGCGACATCCTGATCGCCACGACATCCGGCAGTCGCTACTACCGGCGCATCACCGGTGCCACGGCGCTTTCGCCAAGCACTGAGAGCATCGCCATCGATAGCGTGGTGGGCGCGGCGCTACTTCCCGAACAGATCCGCTATGTGTCGTTCATGAAGCTGGTGCGCTTGGACAGCGATGCCATCGAGATCGCCCATCAGACAGACGACACGGCGGAGGTATCGATCTCCGTCAGAAGCATTCGGGATGACACATGACCTACGCCAGCAGAGAAGTATCCACCGACGCCAGCAGTCCGGTCGAACTGTACGAGTTTCGCCGTGGCGGTTCTACGTGGCGCTATACGAGCGGCGCGCAGGACGCGAGCTACGCCACCTATGCCTATGTGGCTGTGCCGATGAAGCGCGGCAGCATCGAGCAGACCGGCGAGATCGGGAGGTCCGGCCTGCGGATCACGCTGGCTCGTGATGTCGAGATTGCTCAGGCATTCATCGCAACACCGCCATCGGAGGTGACCTTGCTCACCATCTATCGCCAGCACCGGAATGATCCAGAAACCGTCGCGGTGTGGATGGGACGCGTCTTGAACGTCGAATGGCGCGGTTCCGAGGTCGAGCTCAACTGTGAGCCGGTCTACACCAGCCTGCAGCGCACCGGCTTGCGCCGCCTCTACCAACGCAATTGCCCGCATGTGCTCTACGGCACGTCTTGCCAGGCCAGTGCGGTGATCTATCGCGTGCCAGGCATCGTGGTGTCCGTCGCCGGAGTCTTGCTGAGCGTGCCGTCTGCGGCCGGATACGCCACGGGTCATTTCGCTGGCGGTTTTGCCACGTGGGCGGCCAACGGCATCACCGAGAAACGAATGATCGTTGCCCACAACCTGGACGTCATCACGCTATCGGCCGTACCGCCCGGACTCGCCGTGGGCGACACGATCTACCTGTATCCCGGTTGCGACCGGACTCTCGCGACCTGTGCGGCCAAGTTTGGCAACAGCGCCAATTTCGGCGGCTTCCCATTCATCCCGACGAAGAACCCCTTCGGCGGCAGCCCCATTTACTGAGTAGACGGTATGCCCTGGGCACAAATCATCGTCTGGATCGTCACCGCACTGATCCAGTACGCGCTCCAGCCAAAGCCGCCGCAACCCCAGGCTGCTGAACTCAAAGACTTCGATGCACCGACTGCCGATGAGGGTCGCCCGGTGCCGGTCGTGTTCGGCACTGTGCTGGTGAAGAGCGCCAACGTGGTGTGGTACGGCGATCTGCGCACCACACCGATTAAATCGAAAGGTGGAAAGAAATGACCGACATCCTGGTGACCCACAGCGACATGCGCAGCCTGGGTTACTGCAATCGCGGCGCGCGGGAGTGGTTCGCGCGGCACCAGCTCGACTGGAGCCAATTCATCGGACAGGGATTGCCTGCGCCACTGCTGTTGGCAACCGGGGACAGCATGGCCGAAGACGTGGTTGCCGCCGCCCGCGCACGTATTGGCCTCGAGGTGAACGATGGGCGGTAGCAGCAAGTCGCAGACGGTCGGCTACCGCTACTACCTGGGGATGCACCTGGCGATCTGTCACGGGCCGGTCGATGCCATCACCGAGATCCAGGTCGGCGAGCGCCAGGCATGGAGCGGCAACCTCACCGCCAGTGGCCGGATCACCGTGAACATGCCCGAGCTGTTCGGTGGCGAAAAGCGCGAAGGCGGCATTTCCGGCGCCATCGATGCCGCGTTCGGCCAGGCGGCACAGACGCCGAATGATTACCTCGTGTCAAAGATCGGCTCCCCTCAACCTGCTTATCGCGGTGTGCTGAGCCTGATCCTGCGCCAGCTCTACATCGCCGCCAACAATCCTTACATCAAGCCGTGGGCCGTCCGCGTCAAACGCTGCTTCCGCGACTGGTACTCAGCAAAGGCGGAGATCAACGGCGCGGCTAACCCGGCGCACATCGTCTACGAATGCCTGACGAATGCCGCCTGGGGCATGGGATATCCAACAGCCAGCATCGATGATGCCTCGTTTCGTGCGGCGGCTGATGTGCTGTCCAACGAAGGCTTCGGGCTCAACATGATCTGGCTGCAGCAGAGCAAGATCGAGCAGTTCGTCAAAGAGGTGATGGACCACATCGGCGGTGTGCTCACGACGTCACCGTCGACGGGGCGCTTCGTCCTGAAGCTGGTGCGGGCGGACTACACCGTAGCGACGCTCCCCATCCTGAACCCGGACAACGTCATCGAGCTGGAGAGCTTTCAGCGCGCTGCTTGGGGTGAGACGACCAACGAGATCGTGCTCATCTACACCAAGCCGGACACGTTCAAGGAGACCAGCATCGCGGTCCAGGATCTGGCCAATATCCAGGCTCAGGGCGCCGTGGTGTCGCAAACTCGCCGTTACCCCGGCATCACATCGGACAACCTCGCCGCCCGGGTCGCGATGCGCGATCTGGCCTCCGTATCCACGCCGCTCGCCAAGGTGCGGCTCAAGGTGAACCGCAAGGCCTGGAATTTGTACCCAGGCGATGTCTTCAAGCTGGAGTGGCCTGCGCTCGGGATCGCCGGTCTGGTGATGCGGATTGCCGGCGTCGATGGCGGGTCACTCACCAACGGCGCCATCAGCATCGACGCTGTCGAGGATGTGTTCGGCCTGCCGTCAGCGGTCTACACCGCATCCCAGCCCACCGGCTGGACCGACCCGGTGCCAGCGCCATCCGCGACCACACCACGGCGTCTGGTCGAAGCGCCGTACTGGGACGTGGCCCGCGCACTCTCTGCATCGGAGCTCGCCTACCTCGATGCCACCGACTGTTTCCTGCAGACCCTGGGCGGCCGCCCCGCGCCAGGGGCGCTGAACTACGACCTGTACAGCAAGACGAACTCGGCCACGACCTACAACCAGCGCGGCCAAGGCGAGTTCTGCCCCACGGCAGTTCTCGCCACCAGCCTTGCGCAAGAGGTAACGAGCACGACGACCTACAGCGGCGAGCTCGATATCGATCTGGTCGCTACGGGGTCTTATGCCTACATCAACGATGAAGTTGTCTTGGTCACCGCCGTCAACACGACCACCCAGAGCCTGACCCTGACCCGTGGCGTCATGGATACCGTGCCAGTCAGCCACGCAGCCGGCAGCCGGATTTGGTTCGCCGATGGCGCTCAGGGTGTCGATCCGACCGAGTATGCCGCTGGCGAAACGGTGAACGCGCGACTGCTCACCGTGACCGGAAAAGGCACGCTGGCGCTGGCATCGGCACCGACCGATTCCCTGGCCATGAACCGCCGGCAAAACCGGCCGTACCCGCCCGGCAATGTGAAGATCAACAACGTTGCCTACCCGGCGGTTGCCAAGGGTGACCTGGTCATCTCCTGGGCGCACCGGGACCGGCTGAGCCAGACGGTGAGCCTGGTGCCCCAGACCAACGGCAACATCGGCCCCGAAGCCAGCGTGACGTACACGCTGCGCATCTACGGGGAAGCGGGCAGCCTGCGCCGCACCTACTCCGGCCTAACCGGCGCCAGCCAGACCTACACCTTGGCAGACGACACCGCTGATTCCGGCCTTGGCCGACCCAACGCCGCGCTGCGCATCGAACTCGAATCCAACCGCTCGGGCGTGATCAGCCTGCAGAAGCACTCGATCGCCTTCGAGCGTGCCGGCTACGGACTTCACTATGACAAGTACTACGGAGGCATCTGATGCCCGCAATCACTGACCCGAACCTGGGACTCAACTACGGCTGGACGCTCGGCGAAAGCGGCTGGGGCGCCGGCATGGATGCCAACCTGAAGCGGCTGGGCGCTGTCGTCAGCCTGTCGGTCAAAGACCGCGATCTGGCCACACCACCTGCCAGCCCGGTTAACGGCGACCGTTACCTCATTCCCGCTGGCGCAACCGGCGTCTGGAGCGGCAAGACCGATCAGATCGCGGCGCGCATCGCGGGCGTCTGGGAATACCACATCCCTAAAGTCGGTTGGCTCTGCTTCATCGAGGACGAGGCAGTGCTCTCGGCCTACAAGGCCACCGGCTGGAGTCCCGGCATCGCCATCTGATCGCTTTCCCCTGAACCCCGAAAACCCGCCCAAGTGGCGGGTTTTGCATTTCTGGAGCCCGCCCTATGACTGACCCACAAAAACCCGCACTGGTCGACAACATGCTCCTCCTGCGCAAGGAGGACTTCGAGGATCTTCTGGACCGCGCCGCTGAGCGCGGTGCCAGGCGCGCCCTGGCCGATGTTGGCTTGGACGGTGACGACGCCGCCCACGACATCCGAGAACTGCGCGGCCTGCTGGATGCCTTCAACACGGCCAAGCACACCGCCTGGCAAACCGTGATCAAGATGGTCACCACCGGATTCCTGCTCGCACTGGTGGCGGGCGCGCTGATCAAGTTGAAGGTATTCGGAGGTGGCCAATGATCGAGACTCTTCTCGGCGGCCTGCTCGGCGGCGCCTTTCGTCTGGCGCCCGAACTCCTCAAGTGGCTCGACCGCAAGGGCGAACGCGGCCACGAACTGTCGATGCAGGACAAGGCGCTGGAGTTCGAGAAACTGCGCGGCGCGCAGCGTATGGACGAAATCGGTGCCGGTACCGGTGCCGATGCGGCATGGAACGTGGGCGCGATCGAGACGCTGCGCGAAGCCGTTCGAACCCAGCGCGAGAAAACTGGCGTCCGCTGGGCCGATGCCCTGTCGAGCAGCGTCCGCCCAGTCATCACCTACTGGCTCATGGCGCTGTACTGCGCTGCCAAGACGGCCGCCTTCGTTGCTGCAACTGAAGGCGGTGCCGACTGGAGCGTCGCCATCATCCACGCATGGACCGAGGCCGATCAAGCGCTGTGGGCCGGGGTGCTGAACTTCTGGTTCCTCGGGCGCGTGTTCGATCGGGCGCGATCGTGATGGAAGTGCCGAAAACGGCCATCGAACTGGCCAAGCGCTTCGAGGGCTTCCACCGCGTGCCGAAAAACGATCCGGGCCGGGCTCACCCTTACATCTGCCCAGCGGGTTTCTGGACGATTGGCTACGGCCATCTGTGCGATGCGACACATCCGCCGATCAGCGAGGCCGAAGCCGAGGCCTATCTGGCCCGTGACCTGAACGCGGCGCTGGCCGCCACGCTGCGCCACTGCCCGGCGCTGGCCACCAAACCCGAGGGGCGGCTGGCGGCCATCGTCGATTTCACCTTCAACCTCAGCGCGGGACGTCTTCAGACGTCGACGCTGCGGCGGCGGATCAACCAGCGAGACTGGATCGTTGCGGGGCAGGAGCTGCGCCGATGGGTCTATGGCGGCGGCGGGATTCTGCCGGGATTGATCCTGCGCCGCGAAGCGGAGATCGCTCACCTGCTCCTTCGCGCGTAG